TAAAGTTTATTTTGTTAAAACCAAGACTCAAGAAAGTAAAATTGCTGTTTGAAGAAACAAACTTGGCGTTATTTCCAGAACGCTTATCGATTACAATTAGTCCGCTGTATTTGTTTTTCAACAAACTACGAAGTTCAACTGATATTTTTGAAATTGTGTATTTGTTTTTGAAATATAGTAAATTTTTTGTTTCTCCAATATAATCAGTTTCGGTCATTTCTTGTTTATCGGAAGTAACATTCAATTGTATACTATTCTTTTTAGGGTCGGTAGTAAGCGATTGCAATTCTTTTTTTGCTTGAACAGGATCTACTGAAAATTCTTTTTTCTCTCCACCAACAGTAATACCTATCTTTGCCGTGCCGGTTGGCACATTGGCCGCAGAATCATTACCACCCGCTGCCACACTTACACTGCCTTCTTTAGATTGTAATTTCTGCCATATTGCTGTAAATGCATTAAATAAATTTGTTGGCATTTCGGTAGTTCTTAACAATCTTACAAAATTTTCAAGAGAGCGTTCCATCTTTATTTTATTTCCTGGCACGTCTCCAGAATAATTACGAAATACATGAACTAGGAAATTTCCTAAATTTTTGTCTTTGTTAAAATCATAATTATATTGTTCGGAATTTTTATTCCCACTTTTACGAATTTCGGTAGCAAGCTCGTCAATAGCCAATCTAAATTCTGTATTATAATATCCTTTTAGAGTCGGTGCGCTAATATTGATTACTGGTTTTTTGTTTTTTCCAGTCAATTCTTTCATTTCAATGTCTCTATCTATACTACCAAAAACCAAATCTACTTCGCGAGTTCCACCAGATTTATATCCTTCCATTAAAAATACAAATATCAATTCACCTCTACCCAGTCCTTTACGCTCTTTTCCCTCAACTCTATCTATTATGGATGCATATCTTGGATTATTATAAACTTCAATAGCTTCTTCCATAGAACACACATCATACATATCTAAGAATTCTCTAGCAGCTTCGTCTGAAGTTGATGTGTTAATTGCATTTCTCATCCATTTTGCAGAAGTATTCCCCGCGCGTTTTTCAGAAGCAAAATGTTTATATCTTTCTAAATCTGTTTTAAACTTTGATGTATTTTTTATCTTGGTTTGTTTGGTTGCGCCCATTGCTACCGGTTTCATCATCTTTTTTGCCATTTCCTTTTCTTTCGGAGATGTCGTTTTCTTCTCTGCCAAAATTTCTTGTAATACCAATTGATTCTCCGGCGTGCTATGTCCAGACACCAAGCCATCGTGTGAGCGCATTGCCCATTCATTCAAAATGTCGTCTATAATCTTGTTTTTGTCCATGGTATATAAATATTCATATATACCACAAAACCGCATGTGATATATACAACTATATTATAAATATCAAGCTATTTGAATATGTCGCATATCTTTATATGTTTTTCCAACATATACCTTAACAGGAAACTTATCTCGCTCCATTATATGTTTTAGCTTTTTTATAGTAGTCATTTTGTCGCTTTTATGCATATCAAACAGTATGCTGTCGTATGTATAAAGCACAGGCTTGGACTTTTTATCATTTAGGTACTCTAATAGCTCACCTAACACATCAACTGCCATTTCAGTTTCAAAAGCTTGTAGTATATAATTAAACAGTTTGCTTGGGTTAGGATTGCTGATATGACACAACTTTATCTTTCTTTTATATTTTGGAGTCTCTATATAGCCATTTTCCTCAAAGAACTTCCATCTATGGTCAATATATGCCTGTATTTTAGCAAAGTAGGGTATGTGTAGCCATTTCTTATCAAAGCCTCCATATATTTGAGTAAAGGTATATGCTTTAGCTACAGCAATATCTTCTTCATTTGCTTCTTTTTTATCAAAATAATACTTGGCAAGATAAGCATATGGATTTACATCAACGCCCATATTAAAGTTGGTAAGATGTGCAATTAGTCTTGGATGAAACGCACTATAGTCCATCATAACAAGCATACCATCATCACCATGTCTTGATACAAAACAATCTCTACTACCATCATTTTTATTAAGAGCAGCATAATTTACACCCGCAAATCTATTACTTGGACGACCTGTTGATGTTAATAGATTATATTGAGAAAATACAAGATTGTCTTTAATATGCTTGGTTTGCTCATTACCAAACTCATCTGTAAAGTCTTCGGTTACACACAGTCCATTTGCTTCTAACTTAGCAAAGCAGTTGGTCATAGTATTGTTTACAAAAGAAAAACCTTCTTCTTTGATTATATCAATATTAAGAGTATGAATGCCGGTTAGTTTGTTTATAAAAGTACGAGCATGTTTATAAACAGGCACACACATATTGGTATCTGGAATATTTCTAAAATTGCGGCTTATGAATGTATGAGCATTTGTTTCATAATCATTTTCTTCTATAGCGCCGTCGTTGAGATACTTGACCAAGGACAAATCAACAAAGTCATAATCTTCACCAAACATTTGAATAATGTTCTTTTTGTTGAATACAAACTTGTTGTATAAACTATTCTTTAGTGCTTCTTTGACTTTTTCAAGTGAGTTGTCTATAAGCATAACTTCGTTGTGTCTTTCGGGCAAACACCACAAAGTCTTGGAATTAAAAAAGTAAAAAAAAAGCAAACTGATTTTATTGTTTAAATAATGCTTCTCCGCATCTACACATACAACATCCATCACGGCTTTATCCGTAGATATATAGGACAATAACAATTCTAAATCAATTTGATCTTCTACAATATGCACACAACCATATTGATTGTGGGTTGTAGATTTGTCAAGAACTTAGTGTCCTTGCCAATATTCAAGAAAATTTGGTAATACTCTTCTCAAGTCTACTTCATCTTCTTTTAGTGCGCGATCTATTTCAAACTTATTTGATTCAGAAACACCCGTTGTTATAACACCTTTAGAATATGAGTTTTCTCTTACGCCAGATATTGTCCAGTTTATACTTACAATCTTATACAAATCTTGGTTTATATTACGAGACTGTTCGGGATTTATTTCAATGAGTATGCTATCGTTTATTTTTTTGGCAAATACTCTGGTAAAATTTCCGTTGAAATAATCTTGTTTTGTTGGCAATGGTTTACTTTGAAGAGGCGATTGTCCAATTATTCCAACAAAATTTCCATACTCACTAACTATAGCATCATTATATTTCATTTATTCAAGAACGGTTAAAGGTCTAGCTTGTGCAGTTACAGTTGTTGTCCAAATTTTATTTTCTATTTTTTGAGACACTTGCGAAACTTGCCAAACACAACGCTCGTAGTTATATGAACTAGGAACATGCTCTAGTGTAAATTGAGACAAGAAAGTTATTCCGCCTATTCCAAGCAGCTCCATTTTAAATTCAGTTCCTGGCATAATTCCATTGTTGGTATATACTGCTTTTTTATCTCTCGTATCCAACAATATGTTTTTTAAAAAAGATGAATCGGTTTCTGTTAAAATAAAAGTTTCGCTTGGTGGTTGATTTCTTAAATCATTGACCGTTGCAAAAAACGGAGTTAAAAGCGGCTTGGCATTATATTCGTATAAATAAAACTGTGTGTTTTGGTCTGTAAATTGTCGTTTATATTTTACTAATTTATTTTCCGCAGCATTGTTTGAGGGTATAATTTTATCTCGCGGAATTACTCCCCGATCAAACATTCTATCTCCGCGTGAAAATTTACTTACTATCATTGTTTTTGGATCGTGATTTGTAGTACCATATCCAGCCGGTAGTTCTTTTCCACTTGCACTCTGCATAACCATTTGGTTTGACATTTCAACACTAAGTTTTATTGAAAACTCAGCAGATTTCATAAAAGCAGAATTTACAGATCCAAGCGAAATTCTCATAAGATCTTCCGCATCTTCTTTTGAATTTATTGAACTAAAATTAACGTCTTGAATAGTATATATTGTGTTATTGTTATTGTTAGGAGGATTGCACTTTAATTGAGAAATATCGCACATTGCGGTTGAAATATTTGATAACAATTCTTGAATTAATTTTAATATAGTATCATTTTTTTCAACTAACTTTTTAAAATATGAAACTGACACAAATATGTCAGACAGATATCCCCAATAACCAGCTTTTGGTGAATTTTTAGAATTGGCGGCTGGGTAATCTGTGTACATAGGAAAAGACCGACATTCTGCTCCTTTTGTATTCATCGCCTTAACTAAATCATCGTATGTTTCATCTAACTTATTTTCTTTCATCAACGAACTAATGTTTGGAAATAGTTGAAAATAGTCTCCTTGCGCACTTGGTTTTGCTGTGCTTAATGTTTGTTTTTGGACTTGACCCGTAACCGCATTTTTTGGTGCTCCTTCTTTTGATACAAATCTTGGAGCAAATTGATTTGGTATTATAAAATTTTTACTGGTAGATTTTAAAGCGGGATGTGCGACTACGGCTACTTCGTTTATATCCAACTTTCCAAACGATATTCCTGTTGGGTGGTTGTTGGTATCAATAATATCTCTTGTAAAGAAGTAGTTTATGATATCAACAACGAGGTCCATTTTCATCCATGCGTCGTCGTTGTTTTTAAATATTCGACCTCTGGTTGGTATTTTTGTGTCCGCCGTCTCTGGAACCTCTATAGTTTTTACTGGATTCACAGCTTTCATTGCTGCAAAATTTGTGGCACTGGTATAAGTACCAGCACCGGTTTCATCCTTTACCACAACCGTCTTTGTTTTTTTATTTTTGATTCCCAAATTTTCAATGTCTGTGAGAACGAATTCAGAAAAATCTTTTAACTGAATTGATCCCGATTTCTCGTTTGTTTTAAAACTTTTTTCAACTTGATATGATTTTCCTTCTATTAGATAATTGGCATTAGTTATTGTTGTGGTACAATCATAACCACCATATTCATTTAGTGAATATGTATAATCGGTTATAAATCCCATTGCTAAATCATAGTTTCCTCTTGATTTTTCAATCCACAACGAAGTATATTCTGGCGTGCCTTCAAATATTCCATACAACCACTCAATGTCTGTCAAATCTACCAATGAAATTGTGTCATAATGATTCCATCCCCACTCTGCAAGAATACTTATTCTTGGTGTTAAAAAATATGGTGTAAGATATTCAAGTTGTGCGAGAGAATAACATTTCCAATTTATTGTAGTTTTTCGGCACAATGCTCCAAAGCTACTATTTGATCCCCCAGAAAATTCACTGGTTATAGATACAATGCTTGGTGGTGGGCGATGTGGAAAATCAGCACTTCCTTTTAGGATCGGATCATCAAACGATTTTAATGTGTGATTTTTTCCATATGCATCTACTCCGATAGTAATATTCCCATCAAGACCAAACCCATAACTCTCGTCAAATCCTTCGGTACCTCCCATAACAAATCCTTCAAGGTTGGGTGCCGTAGAACCTATTCCGTTTGAAAATACTCTACCCCAAGCCGTTTTTGGACCGCTATATATTTCGGTTTTTATATTGCTTGTTGGATTTAAATCATACTCTTGTGCTCGCTTATCAAGCTCTTCTTTTATCCACGGCTCTAATGGGTGTAATCCCCAAGGAAATATTTGTTTGTTTTCTGCCATAATTTATATAACCCTTATATACTATTTTCTTTTTTAAAATTTGAAACGATAAAATCTATGTTTGTTGGTATTCTTAATTGTTTTCCTGTTGGTGCTTTTAGTGTTGCGCCAATTCCATTAGCTTGAGCAATAACCCACCATAATGTTGTGTCTTTATAGAACTTATATGCAAGGCTGTCAAGATAATCTGTTTCATTTGCAATAATATACACATCATTTAAAGATGTTGGTATTTTTGGATAGCGAGTAGTTCTATATACTCGCTTACCATCATAGCGATTAAAAACATTATTGGTTGATACTATATATCTGTTCATAATTTCCAATCCTTTCCATCACTGTTTCCATAGTGCCCATCCGAACCAAGTGCTTGTCTCTTTTCCAACATTTTTAACTGAACCTGTACATCAACCTTCATTGGAAGTTGACGAGACTTTGTTCCATCAATTTTTATTCTGTTTGTTGGACTTGAATCATAATAATAATCTTCGGATCTTAAAGATTCCCAATTTGTATCATCAGGAATATTAATGCCAACGCTACTTATAACACATGGCTGATCATAGAATAAATCACCAAGTCGCAAAGTTACCATTGGTGGATAAATAAATTTACTTTCTTTACCGGTGGCCTCCACACTTGCTGCTTCATTTGTCGCTTCTGCTTTACCCGTATATTTACTTGGTTTCGTTAAACCAACCAGATAATTAATTCTATTCCACATCGGTAGCATTTCTTTTGCACTGTTTGCATAAACTGTAAAAGAAAAACTAGTGTCTCGTGAGAATCCTTTATACAAAAATAATTTATCAGCGCGACCTAAATAGTTTATATCTTCCCAATCTGCACTGTGTTGATCGGTGAGTGAAGAAATTGTTGCACGAAATGGAATATATACGCTGTTGATCAAATCAAAAAAGTAAAAGAAAATAAGATCGCGAGATTGGTCTGGATCTTTTAAATTCATCAATTGTCTAGGAGTAATAGAGCGGTTTTCTTTTATAATATTATAAGCATTATATTTATCGCTTGCATCCGTTGCAGTATCAGCTTTAACGCCGTTAACATCGGAAGTCCAAGTTGTATTAAGCACTTTTGCAAACATTCTATTATCTAATGTCAAAATGCCTTTTATGGCACCCATTTTTTCGTAAAAATCGCTTTGATTATTTGAACCACCGGGTATATCTTCATACACCGGATATGATACTCCTTTAAAATCTTTGACCGCTGTATACATTTCTGCCGATCTTTTTAGTTGTGGTTTTGTATCAGTTGCAGACTCTCTTACAATATTGTTTAATTTTGTTAGTATATTGTTTCCAAAAAATCCAACAGTTTCTTGCGCAATTTCGTCCGGACCTGCATATAATGCTCCTTTTTTAGTTGGATAATTGCCGCCAGAAGTTGTATCATAATCAGGAGAATATTTATGAAATGCCGAAACTTTAGAAATCGCATCCGGTGTTAGGGTTATTGGACCGTTGTAATACTGTTGATATTTTCCAGTTTTTGTTGTTGTAGATAAGAATCCACTAGCATCGTTTTTGAATTTAAAATATATTCCTTCTTTGTTTGCTGAGTATTCGGGTCTATACGTCCAAGTGTTTGTGGTTCCGCCAAATGCTCCCAATGGATTTGTGCTTGGTATAAAACTCTTTAATTTATTTATCAGTGCTTTTCCGATACTGGCTAAAAATCCTTTGCTGTTTCCTTTATCCGCTGTACTAGAAACCCACACTTCGTCAAATTTTGTACTGGCTTGTATTACGGTATTATATCTAAGCATACCCGCTCTTGCACCACCGCGTTTATTTGCATAAGCAGAAAATGCTACTCCACCAACACCTGTTGCGGTTCCATCAATTCTTGGCCTGTTTGCATCTTTAGTTGAGTATCCAATCGTACTTAATAAAGCATCCTTGAAGAAATTCAATATACCACCACTTGTTTCAAGATGTCTTTGTGGATAATTAATCAATCCAAGAGAACCTGGCTTTGCTGTTGCTTTAAGCAAACTCAGTGGGTTATATATTCTTGTTTCGTTAAATGCATTAGTATTCTGCAATAACAACTGTTTGCTTGTATAAAGCAATCCTTTGCCAGTTATCATATACTGACCAACTCTCTTTAGATCTCTTGCCGTTGATCCAATCGGAAATGCTTGAGTGTCATACTTTGTAAGATTGCGAGAAATATTAGAGTCACTAATTTTTGTATATACAAATGGCTGCGATGGTCCAATTCCATTGT